AGAACCATTATCGTTGTTGGCATTTTTAGTTACCCATCTGTCTGGGAAGTAAGCAGATACCGATTCGTTACCGTATCTAATGTTACCTTTGCCTGATGATCCAGAACCTGGATATGTGGTTGTGGTAACATAGCTGTTTCTATATTCTTTAACATTGTATCCTGATCTTCTTGTGTTGAATAACAAAATTGATTTTGGATATAGAGTTGGGTTTGGAGCATCTGGATCAACAAAATCATCACTTAAAAGATTTTTAATTGAACTTGCTGTGCCTGCACCACCAGATGATAATGAATCATCCTTGTCAGTGTCTGTTTGCCATCTAGCATCAGCAAAAACTATACCAGTTTCTGTGGTTTGATCTGTATTATCAATTAATACAAAATTAGCACCATCTGTTAATGTTGTGTCGTATCTGTAGATTTTTGGATAGTTTTCTAAATCTGAAGTATCAATCCATAAATCATTTGCAACTAAAGCAGTACCATCTGATTGTGTGGTAGGTTTGGTTGATGAGAACTGAGGTCCGTTTGGATCAGTTGTAGCATAAACTTGTACATAACCCTTCCATGCAGTTCCGTTATGAACCATGATATCAGCTTCTAAATTGGTGTTGTACCATAAAGTTCCATTGGTTGGTTCGTTGCTTGGCTCTGATGTTGAAGCTGTGTAGCTCAAACGTTTCCAGTTTGTAGCAACAACCACTGCTGGTTGTGTAGAATCTTCTGTGTAACCTGCTGGAGCAACATATAAATTGTCCACTTTGGTTGCAGAGTTTGCTGTGTAAGAACCGTAATCATGTGCGTTGGATGTTCCAAAACCTGCATCAGCTAGAGCTGTGCCTGCATCAACGTTCCACATTCTAAATTCACCGCCCAGTGCATGAGTAATTTTAATAGCGCCAGTTGAAAGTTTAGTTGCAGAAATATTTGTAAATCCTGCTGCACTAATTGCTGCAACAAAATCATCAGCACCAGTTCCACCTAGGGTCACAGTTTTTGCTGCGGCTAGAGCTGATTGACCTTTTAATGATTCTTGAATCTTAATTGCATGTGTATTAGTGAAAGTTGGAGTTAAAGTTTTTGAGGTAATCGATGTAACACCGCCTTCGTATTTGAACACTGTAAAGTCAGCCAATGCAGGAGTGGTATCACCAAATGTTTGAGTTAATGTTGATTGCTCTGCTGCGTTGTATTGTGTGTAAAGTGTTCCTGCTGATATACCAGCTCCACCATTCACAGAATCTATACCATAGATTGCTGAATGATTGTTAGCATATAGAGGAGCATTTACTACAGACCAAGCACTTGTGCTGGAATTGTATTTTTTAATAGCAACATCTGCTCCTGAATTTGGAGTGGTTGTTTTGAACCACACAGATCCAGTTGGAGCATTACTTTCTGCTGTCTTCCATTCTGGTCTGCTAGAGTGTGCAGACGTTTGGAAAAGTTTAGTTCCACCCGACCAAGAAGAAGTTCCTACTTGTACCCAAGCATTAGAACTATTCTTGTAATAAATTTTATTTGTATTGTTTGTGGTATTGATTGCATAATCACCTTGTGAACCAACAGCTGTCTTTGGTATACCTGTTGTGGTTCCACCAACTAGATCACCAGTTGATGTAATATAGATAGGGTCAATAGTTGTGAATGCCTGATCAGTTGCTGACCATTCAAACAATCCTGGCACAGTTGCTGATAAATCAAACCAATAACTGCCATCGGTAGGATCAGCTGCTGGAGCAGTTGCACTGCCAATTAATTGTGAAAGATTAACGTTAGCTCTTAATACGAAAGCTCTGTTAGCAATACCCAAGAATGAATAAGCTGCTTGCAAGCCATATTCGTTTAGCTCATAGCCATTCAATGAATTGTTTGCTGAATCTGTATAGAATTTTGGATCTCCAAAAGTCTCTGTTAATTCTCTTTGTGAAGAGATCAAATATACTGAATTTGCGTTGGCAGTTTTAGTGCCTGCTGCTACGGCCGATCCTGCGCCATTTAATTTGTCTTGTACTGCAGTAACAATTATTAGTGGTGTTGTTCCCGCGTCTGATGGTACATAGAAACTCTCGTTTATTACTGTGACTTCTACGCCTGGTGATGTTAATGCCATTGTTAGTTCTCCTTGCAAGTATAACTGATGTATTTATTGTTCTGCACGGTTTTTACGGCGTTATCTCAACAATTTTGGTGCCTATATAGGGCACGTAAATACATATATGAAACGACCCCTGTGTAATACTTGTAAATCCAAGCCACGAGCATATGGCTATCGAAAGGGCACTAAAATCTATTGGCGTAGTCAATGCGACACCTGTATACGTAAACATAAGAATTTAAAAACTAACGGTCCTGCTCGTTGGTTTCAATCTGGCTATCGTAAAAAAATACGCTGTGAGTTGTGTGGATTTAAAGCTGTTAATGAACAGCAAATGGATGTGTTTCATGTGGATGGCAATAGGAACAATATATCAATTTATAATTTAAAAACTATTTGTTCTAATTGTCAGCGTTTAAAAAGTACTCAAGAGCTGGGATGGTCTATTGGTGATTTGGAAGTAGATGCCTAATCATATCATCCACTTTTATTTTTAAATCCTCTAGATTGCCTGAATTATCTATCTCATAATCAAACTGTTGTCCTATCCAATCCCATTCGCTTTGATGCACTGCTCTCTCTTGCATTTCTTTTTGTGTGGGTATAGGTCCTCGTCTAACGAGCACAACCTTGCCTTTTAATGCTCTAATGGTTTCTATTTCATTAATAAATCTTGTGTCGCTGAGTACTATTTTTCCACCCTTGTAACGAGCAGTAAATGAATCTATCCAAATACTGTCATGAAAATGCCCTCGCATGATTTCTGTGCCCCAATATTGTAGTACATATCTCGGAGTCACTGCTCTATCGAGTTTGTTGCTCCAATACGGATCTATTCTTTCTCTCCACATTCTGCTCTCTTGTGTGGCTCCTTCTAATAATTCTCTATCCCAGCCAAATATTGCACTCACAGCATCTTTTAATGATTTTGCAAAACTGTCTCTTTGAAATTGGTGTTCTTTAACCAAGAACTCTGCGACTGTGTCTTTACCGGATCCAATTAATCCTACTAATCCTATCAGCATGCAAGTATATTACAGGTTTTTTAATCTTTTTGCAATCTCTTGCTGAGTTTTTTTAACAGTGTTTAATATTTGTTCTTGCATTGCAGGTTTATCAGCAACTCTACTCATATTTTCCAATGCGGTAACTAGATCTTCTAGCTCGTCGAGTGTTAGATCGTGAATTTTTTTAATGCCTGTGTTAGCCATAATCAGATATATTTAATCTGAAGTGTTAAAGAATTAAAAGATAATAAAAAGAATTAACCGATAATAAAACTAGTTGCGTTTCCGCCTTCCATGTTAAGAAGAATTTCTTGATCTAATTTTTCCATCATGGCCATGCCTTCTTGTTTTAGTGTTTCACCATTTAGAGTGGTTCCACCTTGTGGTCCTGCAATATTTCCAAATTTACTTCTTGCTTCGCCTAACATAACTTTACAAACTGCAAGAGTATAATCTCTAACCCACGGTTTCACATAAATGTCATTTAATAAAATAATATCAGGTCTGTAATTGTCTGTGTGTAATAAAACTCTTTCAGTATCAATTCTTGGACGCTGTGTTATGGTCAAAGTTTGTGTGGCATGGTCATAGTGAAATTGTATAAAAGAACCAAACATTTTTCCTACTAATTCTTGATAAGATGCAAAAGCATAATAAGTTGCCAACCCACCTGCTGCACCTGCTCGCATAAGATAGGTATTAGTGTAGGCTAGATTAAATGGTTCAAAAAGAGTTCCTCCTTGACCATCTCCTCGCGAGCCCACTGTGGATCGTGCTATTTCTCTAACATTGATAACTTCTTTAGGTAGAATGTATTTGTTTTGATTTTCTTTAAGATCCAAGAAAGAATAACTCTCTTCCACAGCATTGTTAGATCTTTGTCTAAAACGGTTTATGGCTCTTTCCAGTGCAACTTGGTAGTGTTTTGGGTCTAATTCCACCTCAATCATACCATCGCCCAGGTTAGTTTTAACGTATTCAAATACTTCTTGCTGTGCTGTTTGTAACTCTGACATATGGATATTTATGGCTGCTGTCTTTTCTATAAATATGGTTAGTATGCCACGTTTATCAATATACAAGCCGGAAAAGGGCAACGATTATAAGTTTTTTGATCGCAACATAAATGAGATGTTCCAAGTGGGTGGAGTGGACATCTTTTTGCACAAATACATAGGCACATACGATCAGGGTGCCACAAACAAGGATGGCCCTGCTAGTCCCACATTGCCTACAGGAAGCACACTGGGAGAAAGAACCATACAAGACTTGCTTTTCTTAGAAAACAGAGACAGAAAATACGATGCAGATGTATATGTTATTAGAGGCATTTATAATGTACAAGATACAGATTTTAATCTCAGTCAATTCGGTATGTTCCTACAAAACGATACTCTATTTCTAACAGTGCATTTAAATGATATCGTGGAAAGATTAGGTAGAAAACCCATGTCAGGAGATGTGGTAGAATTTCCCAATTTAAAAGATGATTACAGTCTAGATGCTAGTATACCTATTGCTCTAAAAAGATTTTATGTCGTTGAAGACGTGAATAGAGCAGCCGAAGGTTTCTCTCCCACATATTGGCCGCATCTATTAAGATTAAAATTAAAAACAATGGTGGACAGTCAAGAATTCCGCGATATATTAGGCGATGCCACCACAGCGGGTTCTCTGGCAAGTTACATGAGCACCTACAACAAAGAGAAAGAAATTAACGAAGCCATTGTTAATCAAGCAGAAGCAGATGCTCCAAAATCAGGATTTAACTACAAACAATTTTATGTTACTCCTATTGATGAGCGAGGCAACATACGATTAGAAGGTATCAATTCAAACGAAACTGTATCATCGGATCAGCCTATCAATGCTGTGATTGATACTCCGGCCAGCAGTCATTATGGATTCTATTACAACGGCGATGGTATACCACCCAATGGTTATGTGGCAGGTGCAGGAACTAGTTTTCCTACATCAAGTGTTAACAAAGGAGATTATTTCTTAAGATTAGATTTCTTACCTAATAGATTATTTCGTTTTGATGGAATAAGATGGATTAAAGTAGAAGACTCTGTGAGATTAACCACAACTAATAATAATACTAGAAATACATTTAAAACCGGGTTTGTTAACAATAGTAGCACTACCACAATTAATGGATTAACTGTGGAGCAAAGACAGACACTGAGTAATGCTCTAAAACCAAAGGCTGACAACTAATGTTGCATTTTTACGACGGACAGATTAGAAAATTTATGACTCAGTTTATTCGAGTACTGAGTAATTTTTCTATTGAACTGGGTAAAGGCAAAGACGGAGTGGTACAACTGAGACAAGTGCCAGTAACCTATGGAGATATGACTCGTCAGGTGGCTAATATTATTAGAAACAACAGCGAAAATGCTCTACAATCAGCACCAAAGATTGCTGCATATATCACAGCGTTAGAATATGATCGAGAAAGAATGCAGAATCCATATCACGTAGAAAAACAACATTTGAAAGAACGAACCTATAATGAGGCCACTGGTGAGTATGAAGATACTCTAGGAGCAGGATATACTATAGAAAAAGTAATGCCCAGTCCGTTCAGATTAAATGTTAGTGCCGATATCTATACTACCAATACAGATATGAAATTACAGATATTGGAACAAATTCTATATCTTTTTAATCCAGACTTTGAAATTCAAAAGAGTGACAACTATATCGATTGGACCAGTTTAAGTTATATCGAACTAACAGGAATAACATTCAGTTCAAGAACCATTCCAGTAGGTGCTGACACAGAAATAGATGTAGCATCGATCAACTTTAGTATGCCTATATGGTTGTCTCCACCGGTTAAAGTTTCTAAATTAGGAGTAATACAAAAAATTATTATGAGCATCTATGATGATGATGGTGGTATAGCTGAAGGGTTAATAGACGGTACTCTAATATCAAAATCCTTTGTTACACCCAACAACTATGCTCTATTATTAACAGGTAATCAGTTGAGAATATTAGGCAGCACAGGCACTAATGTAAGCTCAGGTGGTGATGGATTTTACACAGGTGCTCGAGCAGAAACCACGCTGGATCCTTTTGAACAATTTGGACCCCCAGTCAACTGGAATGTGTTATTAAATCAATATGGAAAAATTACAAACGGATTGAGTCAAATTAAATTAGAACAAGAAAATGGCAACGAAGTAGTGGGCACTATATCAGTGTCTCCACTGGATGAAACTATTCTTCTGTTCAATACTGACAGTGATACCATACCAGCGAATACTATACAGTCAGTTACTAAGATTATAAATCCACTGACATTTGATGCCAGTGCTGCTCCGGCTAATGGCACAAGATATCTTATCACGGCAGATATTGGCGACAGCACACAATACTGGCCAGGAAATTTAGATGCTCAAGCCAACGATATTGTACAATATAACAGTGCTACCAACTCATGGAGCGTGGTATGGTCTGCAGCCGATTTTGATTCCACAGTAGAATATGTTACCAATCTTAACACAGGTATTCAATACAAATACAACGGCACAAACTGGGTTAAGAGTTATGAAGGTATCTATATTGCAGGCAAGTGGATACTTGTGCTATAATTAAATCATGCAAGACAATATCATATGTTCTGGTGCGTTGTTCTACGCAGTAAACACGAAAAGATTCTTATTTTTACAACGCAATGATGCTAAAACTCGTGGCATGTGGGGATTGGTGGGCGGAAGAAACAAATACACAGAGAGTGCATTTGAAGGATTAAAAAGAGAAATAGAAGAAGAAATTGGATTGACCGCTGCCTTTAAAAAAGTTATACCATTGGAATTATTCACCAGTAACGATCAGAAGTTTTTCTTTAATACCTATGTGATCTGTGTGTCTGAAGAATTTCTGCCACGATTAAATGAAGAACACAGCTCATATGCTTGGTGTGCATTTGAATGCTGGCCAAAAAATCTTCATGCAGGATTGAGAAACACTCTCAATAATCGATCAATAAAAGGTAAGTTACAAACTATATTGGATCTTATAGTTTAATTTTTTCTAATATTAAACTATGGTTCTATGTCTCACCATGGTCACTTTAAGTACGGATTCCCCGTTGCTGACTGCTTTCAATCTCACAAGATTGCTGGAAACATCGGTACTGATAGAGATCAAGCCGTCTGGATAAGTGTTACCAGTGGTAATAATGTTGTACACACTGTTGTAAGCGTCTGATCCATTGTGCACCACTGCCACTTCCTGAGCATTGTATTCTCCCAGGTTGGTAGCTGACGTTGTGATGAAATATTTGGCTCCTCTGTATATAGTTTTGTTCCATGAGTCTAATACCTTGAACGCCTCAGTTGCAGCAGGTTTTGGCAATTGATGTCTATAGATATTCACAATGGTATTGCCTCCACTGTTGCTGGTTGCGCTCAGTGTGACCACACCATTGGTGTGTTCTGCATCAAATGTCAGCATAGGACCAGATTTAGACGAAACAAAACTGCTGGCCACTGACGCAGTGACACCTTCTGAAGCCACATATACATCATAGGCTGATGCTGTGCCCTCAGTGGAATTGTATGCTGTGACAAAATAATAACAACCAACATAGGCAGCAGAGCTGTCATCGTTGCTGACAGAGCTAAATTCATCAATGGTTGTGGCTTCAGATGTCACTGTGACTGTGTTGAATAGTTTGGTGTATGTTCCTAAGTTTGCTACTTCTGTGTCTTGTAATCTCACTCGATACATTCTCACATCGTAGTTTACTGATGTGGGAGCGTTGGCTTGTAATCTCACGTTACCACTACTAATATCAGCGGATAATGTGATCAATGGAACATCTCCAGCATCTGTGTTGTTTTGATTAAATGGCATCACGTATGCCACAGACTCATCATGTACCACAATGGCTTCAACGTTGGATACTTCTCCAGTGTCGGTGTCTTTGGCAGAGATGTAGTATTTCGCACCACGGAATGATGTTTTGCTCCAGCTGTCTATGGTGTTCAATCCTGCATTGGCATCTCTCAATAAATTGGTTCTGTAAGCACTCACTGTGGTAGAGCTACCACTGGTGCTGGCAGCATATAAAGTCACTGTGTCTGTGCCTGAATTGTAATCAGCTGTGAATGTCAACTGTTCTGTGTTTTTAGTGGATAAAAATGTACTGCTCACATAAGCATCGTCTGCATTGGTCACCACAGATACTTCTGACACTGATGCTGTGCCTTCAGTTGCATTGTATGCTGTGACTATGTAATGAGCTCCGGTGATGGCAACCGATGTAAATGTGTCTATGGCCTGGGCCGATGATCCCACTGTTGTTGGGGCAATTCTTTTGTTATAGGTCGTGGTAGAGTTGGTGGGAGAATCTTCCAATATCACTCGATACATTCTCACAGTAAAATTCTTCTCTCTGGGATTTTTTGCTATCAATTTAAAAGTACTGGATTCTATAATTGCATCAATGTCCATTAGAGCACTGGCGCCAGTATACAGAGTGTTGTAGGTCACTATATAAGGAGTAGTACCATCATGGGTTACCAACACCTCAATGTTTTGTTTTTCACCAATGTCTGTTCCACTGATAGAAACGTAATATTTGGCACTTCTGTATGTGGATTTGCTCCAGCTGTCCAACGTTCTAAAACCACCGTTGTCTCTCAAGAGATGATTTCTATAGGCATTCAGTGTGTAGCTGGTTCCATTGTAGGTGGCAGCTTTTACAGTGATAGTACCAGCAGCATATGTGGCAGTGAAATTTAAATGTGCAGTGTCGTCTGATGATGCATAGTTCGTCATCACATAAGCATCCACTCCATCGTGCACCACAAACACATCATACATGGCTGCAGTGCTCAGAGTGGAGTTGCTCACTGCCACGGTGTAATGCACGCCATCATACGCAGAACCATCGAACGTATCAAACGTTTCTCCTGTGGTAGATGCTATAGAACTTGAACCAACCAATCCAGTATAAGTGCTGGTTGAACCAGTTTCTGAATCACTCAATCTTATTCTATAACTTCTCACAGTGGTGTTGAAATTACAAGAAGCTAATAATCTCACATTGTCTCCTGAAATAGTGGTGGTCAATGTTACCAATGGATTATTGCCTGAGTATATGCTGTTAAATGTGTTGATGTAAGATGTGGTACCGTTGTGGAATAATCTCACTTCTATATTTTGAACTTCACCATTGGCCGATGTGGCACTGATATAATATCTTGCTGCTCGGTAGGATGTTTTGCTCCAGCTGTCTAATATCGTAGTAGTTGAACCCAATCCTGTGGAAACCAGTGTGGCCACGTTGCCAGACGATGCTGCTGTGGTGCTGGTGCCCAATCCCATTCTATAGTAAGTTGTAGAGTTAAGATTAGAAGTGCCAGTGGCAGTTAATCTCACTTTGCCAGTGTCTATGTTGCCGCCAAACGTCACTTGATTATTGGTTGCTCCAGATTGACACACGTTGCCTGATGAAACAAAAGCATCTGATCCATCGTGTACCAAAGAAATTTCAGCTGTGCCCACTTCGCCACTGTTTTCATCTCGAGTGACTGCAAAATAAAATGCACTTTTTAGAGCAGAAGTTAGGAACACATCCACAGGTTTTTCATTGGTTCCTATGTTTTCCATCTCTCCCACTTGTACATTGGTGTTGACCACAGTGTTGTTGTATTCTTCTGCTGCCAATAAACTCTGAGCTGTGCCTGATGCAGATTCCACTGTGCCACTGCCTAAATTTATTCTATGATATTTCACAGAATTTAATGCAGAAGGTCCTGTGGCAAGTAATCTCACAGTTTCATTGGTGGAATCTCCATCTAGATCGACCAATGATGCAGAATAGGTCACTTGAGGATCTTCAGCTCCAGATAGCACAACTCCGCTGGTGGACACGTAGACATCTGTGCCATCCTGTACCAAGGAAACCTGAGCCACACCTGTTTGATTGTTGATCTCATTTCTGGAAACTGCAAAATAGAACGCACTGTCATAGGCAATGGTGCTGTCCACGCTGGTGCCTGTGAATTGGTCCGCAATTTTCGCCGCTGTGGTTATACCCACAGAATCTCCCACAGATGTGTTGTCGGTCACTGTGGTAGCAGAAACTGCTATATTATTGACCACTGCCATGGCTGCAGATACAGTAGAAGATGTAGCAGTGTCATCTCCTAGATTTATTCTTAGATAACTGGCAGTGTTGTTGGCAGTTGTGCCTGTGCCGGATAAAGTAACAGTGGGAGAAACATATCCTGCTGAGTAGGTCAGTTGACCTGTGTTGCCTGTTGAAACCACTCCACCTGATGAAACAAAAGCATCTGATTTATTGGTTGCCACAGATATAGAAGCAGTGCCATATTCCACTGCGGTGTTGTTCAGTGTAGCGGCAATATAAAATGCACTGTCATAATCATCAGAACTCCATGAGTCGAATGTACCTGGAGAAGTTCCAATGGCTTGAGAGTCATCCACAGCACCATATATGACCACTCCTGCTAGATCCACAGATATGTTGGGATCTGATATAACAATATTGTTGCTGCCGAATCCTGTGAACGTAACCGAGTCTGCTGCCACGTTGGATCCACCACCACCAGTTAATGTTGCCCAGTCCACAGAGCCTGTGCCAGAACTGCTCAATACTTGTCCCAGTTCTCCATTGGAGGTTGGATATTGTAATCCACCCAATCGCACAGAACCTATCACATTGATACCATCATTGAACTGTACGGCTGTGCTGTCTTCTGAACTAATACTAGTGGTGATCAATGTTTTGGCATTTAGAGTACCAGATATGTTCACACCATCTGTGATTTGTATAGCAGTAGAATCTGCTGAGGTAATTTCGTTAACACTCAGTGTGCCTGATACTGAAGGATTTGTGATGGTAGGAGCAGATGCTCGTACAAAGTTGCCTGTGCCTGTGCCTGTGTATTCCGCAGATGTTAAGTGATAGAACTCGTTAGATGTTCCACCTTGTAACCCAGCCAAATCATTGTGCAGTGTTGCGAATGGAACACTAATTGATGAAGCATTGTCTTGTCCATCGTACACATAGGTTATTGAGTGACCATCAACTGTGGTGGTACCAAAAATTATCATACCCAGTTTGGTCGCAGTGGTTACTGCCAGAGAACTTTGGGTGGATTCCATTAGATATTCTACTGCCGAGGTGCTGTCTATGTCCGGTGATGTTGTGGACGCAAACCATTTCTTCCACACAGTTCCTGATACCGCAACCTCATTAGTATATCCCGACGGCGTGGCAATAGTGACCACTGTGTCAGATGATCGAGCAGTGATCTGATACAAGCCCTGAGGAGTTTGCAGATAGGATGCTGTGGTGTTGGTGGCCGACGCATCTATAGCCGCAGTGGCAAATGGTGTGCCTGCGGACGCTGTGGCAGTTCTAGATGTGCCAGATCCTGTTGTGGTCACGGTTCCTGTGACAAATGGCAAAGCAGTGTATACATAGTTTGCAATAGTAGACGTACCGCTGCCACTGTCCACGTATGCATGGTTATGGAAATTGAATTTTCCACCATCCCACACAGTTCTGTTCAGAGCAGTGCTCACGAAAGCTGCAATAATATCTGTGGTGTTGTTTATATATTTTGTTACTGTCTGCTCTCCCGCGGTGCCTGGGGCAGATTGTAGTGTGATTATCTCGTTGTCGTTGTTGCTCCCCACAGCAGTGATGATGGGATCTGCAAGATAAAATGTTACTCCTGCACCAGCGGATACTGCAGAACCTGTGCCGTTCACCCATTGTATTCCGTTGTATCTCAGAAATTGATCAAGGGCAGGATTCTGTATGTTGACATCGGCTAGGTCTGATATGGAGGCAGTCTCTTTGTATAGAACTTCTCCACCAGCAGCAAAATTTACTGGAGCACCATTAATGTTGATATCACTAGAATCATCGGTTACAATTCTATTAATAACAGCATTAGCAACTGTTAAAGTGCCTGACACGTTCAGGCCATCTGCAACTTGTACAACAGTGGAATCATCACTGGATATTGAATTGGTTTTTATTACTGGCAGTGTGGCAGTGCCTGTCACAGACACATCGTTTAGTTAAGCAGTGTTGGTTACTTCTAAATTGCCTTCAACATATACTCTGCCTGAACCACTCGCTGATAGCACAAGGTTATCATCGGAACGAATAGCCGAAATATTATTACGATAAACTGATAATCCTTCAGTATTAAATGTGTAGGCAGTCAGATTTCCAATAACGTTCACAGCATCATTGATCTGTATGGCTGTGCTGTCTGAGCTGGATAATTCATTGACATCTAAATTTTTACTAACTGAAATGGTTAACTCATCTCCAATCACTGCAGTGGTGATATTGTTTCCACCTTTAAATTTAAATGTCTCTCCAAGATTAACACCAGTGCCTGTGCTGTCATCGCCCACGAAAGTAATAGGAGAAGTTTCCAGAGTTGAAGCAGCCGCGACCCAAGATCTAGTTCCAGTCGTGTCGCTGGTCAGTACATACCCCGTTGATAAAGGTACGCCTAAATCTGGTTCTGTTTCTGACAACTGTATAAAATTATACCTATCCGCGGTTACCGCTGTAGGTGCAATCTTTTTTACCTTGCCACTCTTTATTCTTCCTGTGCCCATTCTTGTCCTTTATTACTCGTTTGCGCTCTCTAGTATACTCAATGTAAGTTTGAATTTACTGTTTGCACTTGCTGAAATTTTTAATTCACAGCCGGTCTGTATAACCAATTTTCCAGATATTGCTGATGCTGCATCATTTGCAGGAATCTCAAAATCTTTTAACAATTCTGTCACTGCGGATGACGAGTCTGTCACACTAACTGTTACTGTGCCAGCTGTGCCAGTCACGTTAGCAATCTGTGCCAACAAAACGATACCTGTGTATGATACTGGTGCTGTATAAACAGTGGTTGTTGCAGTTGTAAATTCTGCTGTTACTGTTCTAAATACGTTCAATGCCAATGCCATTTTTTATCCTCCTCTCCTTTAGTTGTTCAATGAGCCTTCTAGGGCTAATATGTAAGGAGTTAAAACCGCAAATAAACTTCGGCTAAACGTCCTTCCGGTTATGGTTCCTGTCGCTCTATTGAACAACAGGTCATCGCCAATTCTAAAATCACCCTTGTGATCCGTACTGGTGTAGTAAACTTGTCCATTGTTTGTCTGTACAATTTCGTTCACTTGTATCGGCACACCACCACCTGATGGCAGAGCAGTTGATAGAGTATCTCCTGAGCCCACATATTCAAATGTGTGACCGCTGGCAGATATCAAACTTCTTTTATAGAATGATGCTGTGGTGTTGTTGGCTATAACATTCGTTACAGTTTCTAATAATTCTACAGTGGACTCTCCACCAGTGTTGGGTCCTGTGGATGACAGAATGGTATAGTAATTGTCATCACCGTCAAATTTCACCACGTCGTTCACTGCTGGTTTATTGGTAGACAATCCATCGATTATAATAGTAGTTCCGCTTTGATTAGCACCGTTGGTCAATCCTGAGAACAGAAGAGCACCCACACCATCAGCTTTCAATCCAAAGGTACCAAAAGATGTGTTGGAGTTGGTGATTGAACATTGTCCACCTGTTTCGCACAGCACACCAACGTTGGTACAGATAGTGAACAAACTCACCAATTGGGCATAACCATCATTTAAAATATGCACTCCTCGTCCGCCTTCGTTGAACTGTGTGTAAGCATCCACAACCATGGATTTCAATCCCAGAGCATGTGAACCATCGATCCTCATACCTGTGCCTGTGGTTGTGATACTGGAACAGTTCTGTACATAGGGGCTGGTCACAATTGCGCCTGCTGAGCCATCTGGATTGTAAGCAAAAGCAGCAGCCGGTGACACATGACTTCTGAAAGTAAAACCAGTCACATAAACTTTGTTGTTCATGTAGAATAGATCAGCGTTGGTAGTGAGTGGTCTCACTGTGGTGGTTCTTAAATTGTCTCCCACTATGGATACGCCTGCAGGTATGGTCACTGGATTGGCTTCTGTGTAATCTCCGCTCTTGACGAACACTGTGGTTCCTGTGGTGGCCACTGCTAGAGCTGCTTTGATGGTTAAGAATGATGAGGCTAAAGTTTGTCCATCGTTGGAATCTGATCCACTCTTGGAAACATACAGCACATTGGCCACTGCAGTGGTTCCGTCAGCACTGATGACCAGTACGTCACCGGTAGAATCTGATGACATTGACGTGCTGATACCTGTGCCACCAGCAATCTTTATTGTCTCTCCATCAGAAATTCTTATGCCTGTTGAATCATCGCCTACGAATGTGATACCTTGTGCAGGACTAGTAGCAGCGATAGTCAGTGTGTCATCTACCAGTGACGTGG